GCCGGAATTACCTGCGAGCGATATGCTAGCCCGCTCGGCATCACTCAGCCTCTCTCTTGCCCTTGCTCACAAGCCGCGCACCAGTCGCCAGCGAGAACACGAACAGCCCGATCCCCGCCGATGCAAGCACCCGCATTGGCCCGTCTGGCAGCAGGGCAAGCAATGCCTCAGTCTGGTCTGGATTGGCTGCGAGATAGCCCGCCACAACGCCTGCAAGGGCTGCAAGGCGGATCGAGCCTGCTTTGAGCAGCGTCTCAAGCCAGTTGTCGATTAGTTTCATGTCATGCGCTCCCGTAAAGTGCGGCTTCCGCAGCCCGACGCCTGACAAGTCCGGCCATGCGCTTCCCGCCCGCGTTACACCACTTGGCAAATTCATCGTGTGCAGCCGCGAACTTGCCCGCCTTGTGCAGCCGCAGAAGCGTGGACGAAGCCAGATTGCCGGTGCCAAGATTGTAGGCGAACGACACCAGTGCATCGAACTGACTTTGCGTGGTCGGCGCACCGTCAAGCAATGCCTCAACCTTCTTCGCAAACCGCGCCACGTCCGAAGCAAGGCGTGCATCGCACATTTCCTGCGTCCAGACCGTGCCCCGGTGAATATCGGTGCCGGTCGATCCCCAGCCGATAGTCCAGGGATCACCGCTGGCATGAGCCGGGTCGGGATAGGCTTCCAGATGCCCGTCGCTGCGCTTCTTTGCGCAGCCTTCGAACGATTTGATAAGGTCCAGACCCTTGCTACTGGCTCGCATCGTCACTCTCCCCGCCCGCAGTCAGCAGGCTTCTTCACCCCGGCCTCAATCAGCGCGAGCCGCGTCTTGGCGCAGTTCATGAAGTCGTCATGGCTCTTTTCCCGAACCTTGATCTCCGTCACCGCGACCTTGATGTCCGAAATGTCGCGGGCAATCTGTGCCGTCTGATTGGTCCCCTGCACATTCCCCGCGATCCACGCGAACACGCCCACCGCGACCACCGTCGCGATGTTTGAGGCGATGCTTTCCTTGAACTTCTCCCACATCGCTACGCACCGCCCATTCCAAGATGAATGCCGCTGCGGCGAGCATCCCACCAATCCACACAATGTCGGTAAGCTTCATAGCCACCCCCCGTAAGCAGGGCTATGAACTGCACCCAGCCTAGGCCACGTTGCAGGGCGACATAACCCTCAAAACCTTCGGGGCCGGGTTGCAAGCGGCCAGCGTAGGACGAATAAAAACCGGCATGGACGAACACCATCCCGCCAGCGAGAAAGCCGATCAGGCGTTGCGCCTCACCCTTGGGCGAAGTCAGCACAATGCAGGCCGTCAGGAAGTCAATGACCGCAAAGGTGCGAACGCTGTCGTAGGGGAAGAACCCGCCGATCATCGCTGCGCCGTATAGCGCCAGCCATGTCCGTGCCATCGGTCCCCACGGCAGCGAGACCGTGAAGCCCCGCCACCCAAAGGCGCGCCTATTACCAGCCCACAAGAGCGGCAACAGGCACAGCATGGCAGTCGGCCAGGTCATTCGGTCGGAACCTCAGGCGGCTTGGGCTTGGTTGGATCAGGCGGGCTGGGCGGCGGGGGAAGGGGCTGGTTCGGGGTGTCAGACATTGAGGGTCTCCTTGGGTTATGTGTAAGCAAAACTGATTTGTCCGCGCGCACCGCTGCCGCTGATAACGCTGCCCATATCAGGGCCGCTACCACCACCGCCGCCGCCCGGTGCTGTGCCATTGGTTGCAGCGGCTCCACCGGAAGCACCGCTTGCCCCGTTGCCGCCGTTGCCACCGCCGCTTGCGCCGTTCGTTCCTGTCGATCCGGTTGTATTCGTATCGCCGCCGGTTGCTGTGCCGCCAGCGCCGCCTGCGCTTGTTCCACCGCCCGAGCCGCCGTTTGCCGTTAGACTGACCGACCCGCCTGATACCGTCCCGGTGACGGTTGATGCAGTGCCTGATGCGCCTACCCCAGCAGTCGAACGCCCACCAACGGCAGGGGCAACCGTGTAAGTGAACGTATTGCCGCCAACCACAGCGATAGTCTTGACCGCGCGGCCACCGCCGCCGCCGCCGCCGCCCAGCGTTGTTCCATTGAAACCACCAGCCCCGCCCGCGCCATCATCCGTAATGACGCATGACGTTGCCCCAGCGGGAACAGTTTCGGTCGCCGCCGTGCCAGTGGTATAGGTATTCGTAACCGGGGTGAAACCGGACGATTTTGCCGCAACCGCAAGGGCGGGGATAATGCCTGTCATGTCAGGCCAGTCCCGTAAATCCACCAGCGGGTCGAAGTGACCTTGCGTATCGTCGCGGTCCCATTGGCCGCCAAGGTGCGGGTGCCAGTGGTGCCGCCAGGCGACAAGGCCAGCGTGTCGGTCGTTATTGCAATCGACCAGTTTTGGTTGCTGTCGTTCGTAATAGTAACAAATGCCCCGATGGGGGCCGCGACCGACCCATTAGCGGGGATTGTAATGGTCTGCGCAGCAGTTGTCCCGGTAATGTAAATTTCCTTGAACATATCGGTCATGGTCAAGGTATAACTGGCGGTTTTGCTGACTTGCGGAAGACCAATAAAGCCGGGGTCTGTCGCGGTCGGAGCCGCCGCTGGCGTGATTGTTCCGCCAGTCACAGTCGGGGTCGTTATTGCAGGCGATGTCGCAAGGTTCAGTGTGCCAGCAGAAAGCGACAGATTCGATCCGACGCTGATTTCCTCAACCGCCCCAGTCGCCGCCGTGGTCCGCCCCGCCAGCCTGGCGCTGGCAATGGTCAGATCGCCGGAAGTAATCGCCCCTGCGCGGGTTGCGCCGATGGTGTTGTAGCTGATCGTCCGCGCTACAGAACCGTCAAACGTCGTTCCAGAGGCCGCGCCCGCGCCGCCGTTGTTCATGGTCAGGGCGTTGGTTGTTGTCCCGCCGCCACCGCCTGGGGGAGCTGCCCAAACCCCATCAGCTCGCAAGAAGTTCGTAGTTCCGCCGCCAGATGCCGGGGCAAGGCCCTTCAGGGCACTGGTAAAGGTATCAAGCAATGCAGTTGCCTGGGTGCCGGTCAGGTCTTCAGGAGATCCTGCTCCCGCTGCCGTGCGACCTTTGAATGTTGCGGTCGCAACATTGGCAAGCTTGGCGTTGGTTACTGCGCCGGATGCTATGGTAGTGGCTACGGTTCCAATTGTAGTGGTCACATCGCCCGTCAACGCAGGCATTCGCGCATCGGGAACGGTGCCAGAGGTGAGATTGGAAGCGTTTGTCGCTGCCACTGCGCTTGCGGCGGCAGTTGCAGCGCTTGCCTCTGCTGCCACTGCGCTTGCGGCGGCAGCCTCTGCATTACCAAGCTTTGCAACCGGATTGCCGCTCGAATCCCAACCAAGATACTTGTCAGCACGATCAGCGCTAGTCAGCATCGACGACGAGAAAAGCACCTTCATGCGTTCAAAAAGCCAGTTAGAACGCTGCGTGGCGCGCCGATTGATCTGATTGACCGACGACATGCTGTAAGCTGCCTGGTTGGCGAACTGGCTGTCCTGCAAGAAGTCAGGGTTTTGCAGCACCAGCACCGAAGCGCCGGAAGCAGGCGCAGTGCCGAAAGTCACGGTCCCGCTGTTGTAATCCAAGGCAAGCGTGACGGTGTAGAGCGCAGACGAAATCTCGACGTCATTGACCTTGACCAACACATCGCCGGACTTGATCGCAGTGAACGAGAAGGGGAAAGCGGTTTGCGCCCCCGTGCCGGTGTAGGGTCCAGAGTAAACCGCTGTGGCGATTGACATGCGCGCCGCTCCTTTTCGGGCGGGTTACGGCAGCGCAGCAAGGGGTTGAATCGAGCGGCGGGCTACTCTTTGAGCTTGCCGGTCGTCAGCCCTTCCATCCAGTCGCCGAACGTGCGGGGATCAGCATCGCCATTGCCGACATCGACCAGGAACTGCGAAGCGCTGGCCAACTGCCCCGGAACCAGCCCGGTCGCATAGCCCGCCGCTTCGAGCATGTCCTTGGTCGCATGCTTGGTTTCTTCCCCGCGCGCAATTTTCCCGGCATCCTTGAGCGCATTGACAATGCTCGTTCCGAACCGATTGACCGGCGAGAACTCGGGATTGTAGACCTGAGCGCCGCGTGCTGCATTCCATGCCGGTTCAAAGATATCGCGTGCCAGAGGGATCGGGCCAATCGCATTCGACAGCAACTTGCGCGCGATCCACTGCGACCACCATTCCTCGTCGTCAGGCGGGTTGCCGCCGCCTAGCCCCATCTTGAGCAGTTCGACCATCAACGGCGGCACGACCAGCAACCAGAATGCCCGCGCTGCCAGACGCGGAACTGAACGCGAGCGGCGCTTGTCTGCCCCCATTGCATCGCGCACCAGCGTCCGCTCGCGCTGATACTGCGCAGAGAAATAGGAATAGAACATCGTGAACAGTTTCAGCGCTTCACCCCATTTGCCGGTTCCACGCTGAATCGCAGCCAGATCCTTTGGCGCACCGGCACCTTGCGAGACGCGCACTGCCTTGTCACCGGCATAGGCGGCTTCTTCCTCGGTCATTCCCTCAGCCAACGCCTTGTTGTAACCGGCCAGCCATGTCGGCACCGAGACCACGCGGTCCATGTAGCCAATGCCGTGGAAGAAGAACCGCTTGGCATCGACCGCCTCACGCGCCACCCGCGACACCGGATTGCTTGCCGATAGCCGCGCCAGTTCAGTGCGGATATCGCGGTCGAGCGTATCCATGCGGTGCCTGACTTCGGCAGAACGCTCCATCACGAAACGATAGGTTTCGATCGGGCTTGCAGTCGAGCGTGCGATTGCCTCAGCCATCCACTTCTCGCCGACCACTTCGGTCGAGTTGGAATAGCCCGCGATCTGCGTCACCATTGTCGTAGCACGCAGACCCATGCCAACCGCCGTGGTGTTGGCGCGCAGTTTGCCCAGCCACTTGCCAAAGCCTTCATTGCCAGCGCGCTCCATCGCCCACGAGTTCGCGACGAATTTCAGCCAGGGGCGAAACTGCTTGCGGATTTCCTGCCCCAGCGCTTCATCGACCAGCTTCATGATCCGCTCGCTGGTCAGGAACTTGTTGGCCTGCATCACCGGTTCGCGGTGCGTGATATCGTGGATCACTTCGCCAAGGTGACGGTTGATCACGCCCAGATCGAGCAGGATTGGCGCACGAACCTGATCGGCACGCGCCTTGGTCGCAGACGATCGCGTCGAGGCGCGCGTATATCCGCTTTCGAACAGATCGCTTTCGCGGCCAGCGCGAGCCTCGGCTTTCAGGTTCAACGTGCTGTCATAGACCGCAGGATAATACCCGCCGCGATAGGTGCCATGCGGAGTGACAATCTCGCGCGCTTCAACCTTGTCCGGCGCTACACCATTGACCCGGCGCTCCATCGCCTCGATCTCAGGCCACAGCGTTTCGATGGTGTCCCAGACGCCTTGCACGAACTGCCACTCCTCGGCGGTCAATTCGCTGGTCAGGAAGTTCTCGATCGCACCGGCATTCCAGCCATAGCCGTCCGCGAGGCGCTGCATGTTGCCTTCGTTGCCGATGTTGAGCGCCATTGCGATCAGTCGCTGGCGCGTCGGAGTGTAGGGCTTGCCGTTGAACGGATCGACAAACGGAGTTTGCACCTTGTCGCCCCAGCGCTGCACCGTCTCGCCCGGCAGCGCCTCGAACAGCGCCTTGATCCGGCCAAGATAGTCCGCGACCATATCGGCTTCATTCGCCTGAGCATCGGCAATCGGGCGGAACACCACGCGGTTGAAAACGCCGTTGGAATTTCCGCCGTCGAGCCAGTCGAAAACGGTCTCCATCTTGAGCAGGGCCGCATCGGTCCCAGCAGCACGCGCCTTGATCGCATCCCAGAAGCCCGGTTCATCGAGGCCCTTGGGCGGCTTGCCGTTGATATTGGCCGCACCGTCGCGCGCCTCCTTGACCAGCGCGTCAAAGTCCCGCGCTTCCTTGCCATCGAGCAGGCGCTGCTTCATCCGGCCCAGATGCACGATCTGCGTCACGGCATCATCGAGCGCGAGCAGTGTTTCAACCGGCAGGCGGCTCCAGTTCTGTTGGCCCAGCGTTGCCTCGAACGAGGCAGGCACGACAATATCGAAACCCTCGGCCTCGCGCTCGGCGGCCCATGCTTCCCACTTGCCTTGCCGATCGATTGATTTCTGAGAGCGCGGACGCAGATCCACTTGTTCAAGCAGCGCATGCGCCTGGTCGAGATAGGCTTGATCGATTGTCTTGCTAGTCGCCTTACGCGCGGTCTTGTCGAGCCGCTTGCGTGCAGCCTCAACTTCGTCATTCGCCAGCTTCGCCTCGGCCAGCAGCGCAGACGAAACCATCTGCTGCTGCTTGAACCGCAGCGCATCCTCGAACTTACCCGTCAGCATCGCCTTCTCGGCTTCACGCCCGGCCTTGGCAACGTTTCGCTGGTGACGCTGGATTGCGCCCGCCGATGCTTCAACCTGATAGACGCCCTGCCGAACCTTGCGCCGTGCCCAATCGCGCGCCATCCGGTAAGGCGTCGGTCGCTGTCCGGTCTTGCGGGCCAGCGCGCGCGCCTCGGCTGCAAAGACCTCGCCCTGCTTTTCGCTGTGAACGGCGGCAAGGGCCTCGCGCTCAATCGAACCATCGCTCAGGGGATCGCCATAGCGCCGGTTCATCTCGGTATCGGTCGCGGTCTGGATCGCCCGGTCGCGCATCGAACGCTTGTCACCTTCCTCGCGCAGTTGCCGGTGCTGAGCCTCGGCGCCCATGACCGCTTCGATCATCTGCTTACCGCTGTCGAACCCGCTGATCTCGGCAATCGCGTCGGGATGGAGACCGCCTTCCTTGACCGTTCCCTTGGGTAGCAGCGACTTCGCATCCTTGCCCATCTCGCGCTCAAGCCAGACCGCATCGACCTTGCCTGCCTTCATGTGGCGCATCGCGCGGAACAGCGGAACGTTATCGACCTGATCGGCAACCTCGCGCTCAACCTCGGCCCGCGCTTCCTTGTAGCGCTTCGTCTCGCGTGCACGGATTGCGGCCATTGTCTTTTCGAGGAGTGCGCCGCTAGCAGCATGGCGCGACCGGGTGATGTCGTCGGTATAGGCTTGGAACTCAGCATCGGTCATCCCAATGCTGGCCGCGTCCTTGAACAGCGGCTCCAGCATCTGCTGCTCACGCATCGCCGCGATTTCTTCGTCAGTCGCAAGCAGGCGGTCCATAACCTCGCGGATTTCAGGCGTGATCGGCGAACGCAGCGCGGCAACCTTTTTGTAGATCGCCGTGAGCCAGCCCCGGAAGGTTTCGAAAATCCGCTGCAAGCCCTGCGACGGGGCCTTGCCTTCCATGAGATAACGCTCGAACCCGCGCGCCCACAGTTCATGTGCCTCAACCGGGATCACGCCGTCAGTGACTTCGTGACCATTGGCCTTGAACCAGTCATAGACGGTTTGCAGGTCGCTGTTCAGTTGCTCCGATTGCGGCGCATCGACGCGCAGTTGCTCAAGGTAATCATGGCCCAGCTCGTGCAGCAGCGTCGAGAGGTTGCGGTCCTTGAACAGTTCGATGATCGAACGGCCATCGGGGATGAATTGAATTCTGCCGCGCGGGCCGTCACCATGGGCCTGATCATAGGCCGTGATGCTGATCCGGCTGTCGTCGAAAACGACATAGTTGTAGGTGCCGTCACCATCCTTGCGCGAGGTGCCGTCGAGGAACTTGATCCCCGCGATGCCTGCGTTGTGGAGGACGAGGGATGCAGCGCGCTCTGATGCCTTGCGCGCGGCGCTGGTGACTTCAGTGGCCTTACCGAACTCGCGTTCTACCATGCGGCGGTACAGCTTTTCGCCATCGGCCCATGTGCCAAGGTTCGTCATCATTGGCACAGGGCCAAGCCCTTCGCCTAGCGTGCCCTTCTCAAGATTTACCAGTCCTGCTTTCTCCAGCGCCGCCTTCACCTTCTCCGGCTGCTCGCTCAGCGGCTTGTCCCAGAGGAGATATTCGTCGTCCTCGGGGATTTCGACTTCGTAGAGACGGCCAGTATTCTCAGGACGTTTCAGTTCAGCAGCGATCTCATCATAGACCGCACGGCGTTCACTACCCTCCTTATAATTGTTCTTCCCGCCATAGATCAGATCGTCCATGACCTTATCAGCAACGCCACTCGCGCGCGCCACGTTGTCGAGGTAGCGCCCGCCATATTTCATGTTAACGAGGTTTTGAACCTCAGCACGATTAAGGCCGGTTTTGCCAGCGTAGTCGAACCCGACGTCAAGCGTCAGCGTATTCCGATAATGCTCAGCAATCTCCCGCCGCCCAGCGAAATACAGCCCCCAGCCATAAGCCTGCGCACCTTCGCCGGTCCCCATGTAGTCGAGCGAGAACTTGTCGAAGATATGCGGCGAGCCGTGATAGGCGGATTGATACAAAATGCGCGGGTCGGCGGGGTCGAACGTGCCTCGGTTGTTGATGGATTTGATTTGGGTTGGGTCGAAAACCAGAATCTCATCCATGTGGTCGGATAGCGGACCAGTCACTTCCTCGTTGACGACGATCACGCCATCACGGTCATTGGCCTTCGCTTGCCCCGCCAGATATGGGTCAGTTATGCCGACATACTGATAGACCTCAGGATTCTCGATCTTGAGGTAGGCGGAATATACTTCGCCGCCGCCGCTCTTGCGCACCTCGTCACGATACGCGCGCCATTCATTCGTAAGCTTGCGAATTTCAGCATACTCAGGCGAGTTGATGCCCAACTTGATGCCAGCCATCATGGGGTCAGAGACGCCAAACTCCGCCGCCTTGTCGTCTATAGCCTTGTAGAGTTCTTTTTCCTTTGCATCCGCAGCAATCGCTGCATCATTAGCATAGCCCTCGGCCTGCCAATTACGCGGGGTGAAGTAGATACCCTTGCCCCAATCGCTTGTCTGGACGGTCCCGGCCTTGCTGGCATCGAAGGATTCAAGGCCCTTCGCGCCCCCATGATAAACCACCAACGGCCTACCCTGATCGTCCACCACCTTGCTATCGCCGAACCACGCCCAGAACGCGCGGACGCCTTCTTCGGAACCGGCAAGCGGCATACCCTCGGAATTGCGCGTCGGGCGCTGCACACCGTCAATGTCCAGAGTGTCGGGCAGTTGATCAAACCCAGCCCCATCCTGAGCCTCACCCATCTGCGCAACAATCGCGCGCAGTTCGTCATCGCTCAGCCCCTCGGGATCAAGCCCGCGCTCGCCCAAAGCCTGCCGCAGTTCATCGGCGGCGGCACGGAAATGATCGGTCTGCGCTTCCTCGGCATAACGCGGATTGCCAGCCAGTTCCTCGCCGATCGCGTCAATGAACGCATTGGCATCGAGAGCGTCGGCATAGCCGGAACCCTCCTCGCGCTGCACCAGCAGATCAGGGAAATACCCAGCAGACACCGCAGCATCGAACATCGAACCGATTGAGTTCGGGTTATACTCCCCGCCGATCATCGAACCTTGCGCCGCGTCGAACTTCTTGAGCAGCTTCTTGCGGAACGGTGCGGCACGGTGCCACTTGTCGCCGCCCATCGAAGCAATGTCGCCGCCGCGATCCTCGATCCCGCCACGCGCCGCGATGAATTCCAGCAGTGATTGCCCGCTTTGCTTTGTCGCCTCGCCGCCCTTGCGCAGCGCATTGATCACCAGATCCAGCGTATCGGCAGCACGCGCCTTTGCCAGTTCGGACGGCAACACCTGGCGAATGTCGAGATAGTCACCCTCAGCCCCGGTGACATCATTCCCCAGCCGTGCCGCCCGCGTGACGATCCGGTTTACCATCAAAGTCGCCTGTTGCCGCGCCACGTAGGGCGTGAAGCCAGCGTCTTGCAACTTCTCTTGCAGGCTTTGCGTCAGTTCCTCGACCTTGCCGGTCGCTCCGTCCTTGGCCAGCTTCTCAAGCTCGGCCTCGACCGCATCCATGTTTTCATCATAGACGACAGCCTCGCGCTCCGAGAGACCCCCACTGGCCAGACGGATATCAGCCTTGACCGCCGCCCATGCCGAAGTGCCAGGCAATGTCCCCAGCACGAATTCGGCAGGCAGGACCACATCGCCGCCCGTCTCATAGGCTTCATCGACTTGATCGCGATAATCCTCGAACGGGTCGTTGAAGGCGTCGTAGCTATCGCTTTGCATGTATTCCCGCACGGCATCGGCAGGAATGAACACATGCGGCGTGCCAGACTTTTCCGCCATGTGGCGGACCATCTCGTTGTAAGCCTCGGGATCACGGCGGCGCAGTTCGGACGCCTCGGCAGCACGGCCCAGCCGGTCAATGTTCGCAGCATTAGCGCGCGCTTCCCCGGCTTCGGCAAACTTGCGCACGACATGGTGCGCGGTGCCCGTAGTGCCGCTCATAACCAGCACGCCCAGCGCGGTTTGATAGGCGGCATCAGGCCGCTCAGCCAGATAGTCGCCCCAGCTCTTGTCAGGATTGGCAATCGCGGTGTCGGCAGCGTCCTGCACCAGCGTTGTCGCTTGTTCGCCAAGCATGTCCTTGACCAAGAATTCGGTCAGGAAGCTACCCGCGCCGGTCTTGCCGAACTTGCGAGCGACAAGCAGGGCAGGGAACAGTTCGCCAGCGGCTTCGGCACTGCCTTCAATAAAAGCCCCAGTTTTTGCTTGATCGACAGTCCCGCCGCGCGCGCGATACTTGGCATAGGCTGGCAGGCTGGTTTGCAGGGCAGCGGCACCCAGCGCCGGGTAAGGACTGCGAAGCGCAATCGACGCACTGATCCCCGGCAACATCTGCGCCATCGACACAGTGCCTTGATACAGGCCAAGCATGGTCTTGCCGCCAAAGGTGTTACGGTCATAGTCCGGCGTTGCCGCGTCGATCTCGCTTTGCGTGGCGGTGTAGCGGTCAATGATCTCACGGCGACCCGGCTCGGTCTCACGCATCATGCGGCGGTATTCGTCAGGCGCAAGGAACGGCAGCAGCGCGCCGGGATTGTTGCCCAGCCCCAACGCGCCCGGTGTGGCAAAAGGATTGTCCAGGCGATAGAGCTGATAGCCCTGCCACATCTGCTTGCCGCCGCCCGTGAACGCAACGCCCATGCCGTTGAGCCACGACCACAGCGAAGGCTTGGGCCGCTGAATATCCGCAAAACCCTGCCCGACCAGCCCGACCGACTTGGCATCATCGGACGCGGCCACGGCATAGCGCGGATTGTTGCCAAAGAACCGGCTCAGTTCAGGATTGGTCGCGACACTGCGCTGAAACGCGCTGGCCCTGAGATAGCGGTCAAACGTGTCCTCGCGTCCCTCGATCAGTGCTGGAGGTTCGCCGACTTGCCGCGAGAGCCGGGTAACGCGCGCTTCCTTTTGCGGATCGCGCCCGAACAATTGCGAGCGGAATTCGCGGAACGTGTCGGCAAAGTTTGCGGGCTGCTCAGCCTCGCGCATGCGCCCCACGACATCAGAGACAGGATCGAACGTGCGAACCTCGCCAATAGTCTTGTCCTGCTTCCTGCGCTGTTCGAAATCGAACGGAACGAATGGACTGCTCGCGGGCATTATGCGCCGCCTTTCATCTTGATCCACGCCTCAATGATCTGACCCCGCGTCGGCTTGTTCGGCCCGCGCCAGTTCTTGCGGACCTCAGCCTCAAACTCAGGCGGGATCTGGTCGCGGAACACTTCATAGTTCCGGTTGCCAGTGTCGCGCGTCCGCACTGCAAACTTGAAGGCGTCGTCATAGTCGGCAGGATCGAGCGTGCCCTTCTTCGACTTGCGCAGCAGGAGATAGCCTTCCATCGTGTCATAGACGCCGGGCCATTCCTTGTCCTTCAGTTCGACGCCGCCGTATTTCTGGCCGAACGTCATGGCCTTCGTGATGCCGCCGCGGATATCGTCATCCTTGGGAGGATTGCCGCGAACATCGCCCTGCTTGAGCCAGAGCGCCTTCATATCCTTGTCGGAAATCTTGCCCATGTACCCGCCGAGATCGACCTTCGCGAAGTCCTGCGGTGTTTCACGCGACAGCCGCTGCAAATAGAGCGAGTCAGCCGTATCATCGGGAATGGTCGTTTTTGCCGTGAGGTTGCGGTCAGCCTGCTCCTGAAACCGGCCAAGCGTTTGCGGCGACATGCGGTCGCGCACAGAACGCGGGATCTGGCTCATCGACGTGAAGTTCGCGCCAAGGTCGAGTTGCACCTTAAACGCGGCCTCATCAGCCTGCTCGCGCTGCCTGCCCAGCATCTGCTCGTCGCGCTGGACCTTGACGTCCATTGCCTGCTTGGCGCGCTCAGTGCGCTCCGGCGACCAGTTACCAGCCTTGGCCCGCGCGTCGAGCGCGTCATAGGCCGCATCCTTGTTCCACTCCTGCGGGGTTTCGGCAGAATATGCCGCACCGCCCGACTTGAGCCATGCTTCACCCTTGGCGGTGTGCTGCGCGAGGATCTTGTCATGGTGTGTGGTGACCGTGCCATTGCCATCGCTTGCATTGTAGCGGCCCGGCGAACCGGCATTGATGGTCGAATAGAGATCGAGCGTGCTCATTCCCTTCTTGAACCCGCGATCCTTGAGGAACGAGCGCACAGCCTCCGACCACTGCTCAGGTGAGGAGTCGGCGGTGATGCCGTATTTCTTGCGCTCCTCTGGGCCGAGCTGGATCAGGCCCATGTAGTTGCCGCCCTTGCCGCCCATGATCTTGGGATTGAAGGTGCCGCCCGTTTCATAGGATATGATCGCCGCGACCTTAACTGGATCAAGCCCGAACTCCTGCGCAACGTCAGTGGCAACGCGGGTATAGCCAGAGCCGGGATTGGTCACAGTGACCCCAATCCCGCCGTCCTTGGTCTGAACCGGCGCGATCCCCGCGATATCATCCTGAGCCTGCCGCCATTCCAGCGGCTTTTGCAGATCCTTCTCGACAGCGGCTTGCTGGGCTACCGTCATCTCGCCCTTGTGCGCCGCGTAATAGGCCGCCGCCCCGCCAACATCTGCATCAGGGTGCGAAAGCATCAGGTCAACCGCCTGCACATGCACGGCGCCGCGCAGTTCGAGCTTCTTCTCAGTGACCTGCTCAGGCGACCAGCCATTGAGATGACCTAGCCGGTCAACCGCCGCGTTCATGCCCTCGAACGACTTGGCCTGCTTGGCCGGATCGCCAAAGTTCCCCGCCGCTTCGTTGCCGAAGGTCTTGGCTTCAGCGGCGTATGTGTCGTTGGAATAGGTGAACTGCTCTTTCTTAGAGTGCTCATAGACCCCGTTCATGTAGTCAGGGTGTAGTTCCTCGATCATCGGTTGCAGATAGGCGCGCTGGCGCGGATTGGCCGCGAGATCGAGCACTTCCTTGCGCGCTTGATCGACGCCCATTTGCGCTTCGGCTGACCCGTTTACCGCATTGACGCCCTGCAGCGTTTTGAAGTCGGCGACCATCTTCGTCGCGGAATTCTTGTATTGCAGCGCAAGGTTGCGCGCTGCCAGCTTGTCGGCATGGTCCTGAATTTCATCCTGAGTGATCGCATAGTTCGCAAGTGCAGCACCAATCCGCTGTCCACCCTGAGCCAGTGCGTCACCGATCCCGCCGCTTCGATCCGGCGCCCGCAGCTTCTCGCCGTTGACCGAAGCGATCCCGACCCGGTTCTGCTCCATAGGGACTACTGGCACATCAGCCTCCGAAGCCCGACTTGGGCCTCATTTTTGCCATTTGCGAAGCCCCACCAAGCGCGGTCGAGGCGGCATTCATGAACCCGCTGACAATTGCACCGCTGGCCTTGGAGCGCTGCGCAGCGGCCTCCGAGCGGTAGTTCCACGACTCGGTATCGAAACCCTTGGTCCGCTCAGACCCGGCCTTGTAGATTTGCGCCACATCTTCCGCACCGATCATCGCCGTGTCGCGCTGAATATCGAGGGCAGTGCCGAAACCAAGATCGATCCCGTTCGCGGCCATCGCCGCTTCCTGCGAACCCTTGGTCTGGGCCAGCATGCGGTAGCGGCGCTGTGCTTCAAGCTGGGTGTTTTCCTCACTGTCGCGGGCCTGACCCGCAGCGGTTTTCGCATTCATGTCGGCAATCTGCGCAGCGTAACGCGACTGCCCTGCCTGCATGAACCCGCCAGCGATTTGAGAGATTGAAGAAACGGCTGTTGCGGCAAGCAACAGAGGGGCGGCAGCGACACACATCTATTCGCGCTCCAGAGAAAAACGGACGAACCTCACCCCGGCGAACATGAGATCACCTCCCTCCTCGATCTTGCAGCCCCACCTCCGAAGCATACGGATGGCGCGGTGATTGCCAGTTGAGACATAGTTGGATAGTTCGCGACTTGAATCGAGCCAGCGGTTCAGCGCAATCTCGCCGCCACGGATCATCGCGCGCGGGTGCCGGTAGATCGCCTCAGACCCCAGCATCCACGGACGCCCGACACCACATAAAGCATTCGTTATGACCAGTCCGAACATGGCCTCAGGCACACCATCGACCTTTGCGGTCCACGCTTCCTCACTGGTCAGCATCGACTGGCGCAGGGCCTGCTTCGGGCTGTAACCCATCGCCGCGCATTCCAGCACGTCATCGGGCCGCATCTTGTTGGCAATCCGCCCGATATGCGCAGGCGAAGCGCGGACGATCTCGATCCCCACTGCTATCCCGACACACTCGGATCGAAGTAGATCCCCGTCACCGTCATCGGCAGCGGCTCATCGCTCTGCACCCAGACCGAAACCCCGTCGCTGATCTCGTGCTTCATGGTGACTTCATACATGCCGGTCTTGAGCGCGTTCGGATCGCCGGGCAGTTCATTCGTGCGCTGGCGCAGCGTTTCCAGCCTGGCTTCACTCGGCCCGGCCTTGACGCCCCGGCTGTCGATCATGCGCAGCACAACCTTGCCGGCCGTTTGCGGCTTGGCCAGCGTCATCCCGGACTTGCCCTCGATCACCAGTGGCAGTGTCTGGATTGCAGCGGTATAGGGCAGGCCGACCGTCACAACCGAAGCCGCATCAGGCAGCGTCACCTTGCCATCGGTCACGACCAGACCGGACACAACGCTGCCGTCAGCAATCGCGCTGACCGTCAGCCCTTCGAGGTGGTCGAGATTGTTGCAAACCGTCGCAGCAGTGGGGAAGGCATAGGTCACAGCGCTATCGAGGAAGCAGGTGTTTTCCACCCCGTCCCATTCCGCAGCAGCACTGCGCTCAATCAGCAGATTGCCATTGCGGCGCACCAACCAATAGGCCCGATCTTCGCCGCTTTCGGAAATGACCGCGACGTCCTCATAAAGCCCTTCAGTTTCAAAGACCGTCCAGCCCCAGACCTGTTGCTCTTTCTCCCAAGTGAAGCACAGCGCCTTACCATCATCGCGCACGGCATAGATCACCGATCGCGGCTCCTGCGCATAGGCCCAGCGAGTGATGTTGAAGCCGCGGAACAGATGCGGCGAGAAGATCGTGATGTCGTTTGATTGCGTGCTGTCGGTCTCGAATTCATAACCGATCACGCGGATCGTGTTGCCCACGCTGGTCTGATAGAAAGCGTTCGAGTCCACGACCAGCGGATTGAGCCGCGATCCTCCGCGCCCGTTCTGGCGCCGGGAATTGAATGTTGCCGGGCTGAGATAGCCGTCCTGCCCGCCCGTGATCTTGAAGATGCTGTCAGACGTGATCGAGATCAGGCTGTCGAGCGGCACCAGCTGATTGACCGCGTTGACCCTGCCAGCCACGAGCCGGAACGAGAAACTGTCACTGTCCCGCAACGGGCGCGAGATATCCATGTTCTCATAGTCGCCCGAGCGCGAGGCATAGACCGCGTTCGGATTGTTGGTCGTGCGCGCCCAGATCAGCCGCTGCTCATAGAAACACACGGTCGAGGGATAGTCCCCAGCAGCAGGGAACGGATCGTAGGCTTCGGGCGGGCCGACACTGAAATCCGGGCCAATGTTGTCGTCGCGGAACGAGGTCGAGGTTGTCGTGCCGATATAGCCGAACGAGCCGGTGTTGTTCGCCTTGTAAACCCGGTATCGCTCGGCGCCGGTCACGGCGCTCCATGCAACCGTGTTGTAGTTGCGGACCAGTGACAGGCAGTTGTTCGCCGTCACGGTCGAGGAGGGACGGCTTTCCTGAGAAGTCGCGTCATCGATCGCGGTGACGACATATTTTGCATCCTGGGGGAAGCTCGCGTTGCCGCTGTTGGCCGCATCGACGTTCGGCTGCGTTGCTGTGGCGGTCACGCCGCCCGGCGCTGCAATCGTCGGCGCAAAGGTCAGATCCGAGAACGACCAATCCACGTGATCCGCGCGCACCAGCTTCTGCGGCGCGTGGTCGATATGAGCCAGATACATGGTGTCAGCCGACTGTTCGTAATCGACCTCAGCCAGTTCCGAGCCATTGAAGGTCGTGCCGACCCGATAGACGCGCGCGCAGCTCATGGGATGTTGTTTCCAATCCCGCCGTTCCACCAATCCCAGCCGCCGCCGCCACCAAGATCAGGCGGAGGAGGCTCAGGCACGGGCGGGGGGACAGGCGGAGGGGCAGGCGGTGTCGGGGGCGGCGCAACATTGGTCGTGCCGCCAGTGTCGCCCGTGAAGGCCGAAAAGCCGGTCGAGTCGATATCGACCACGAAATTATCGTCGTCGATCACGCTGGTCACGGTGCCAATCTTGCCGTTGAGTTCGGTACAGCCCTCGATCCCGCTGAAATAGATCTGATCGTGCGCGGCATAGCCATGATAGTCGCAGCTGATCGTCGTGGTCGCGCCCAGCGTGATTGCCGTGATCGTGAACTTGCTCTCGATCACTAGTCCGCCCAGCGCGGCGAGGCGCATATAGCCTTGCCCCATCTCCATGACGTAGGTCTGGCTGAGCGAGAACGAGAAGGGGAACAGCCGCACGCCGTCATCGTCATAGACCTTGGCGACAATGCGCGTGCCCGGCCGCTTGGTCACGCCGCCATATTTGAGGATGATGACGTTCGCAGCCTTGCGCAGCGCCGTGCGATAGGAGCCGACATCGAACCGGGCGACCAGTTCCTCGGAAACCTCGCCCTTGCTGAAATTGGCCTGGCCGACCCGGAACGCCATCTAGCGCCTCGCCCAAGCAATATCGTCGGTCATCTCGTTGCGGGGCGCGCGGTTCATGTCCGCGGCGATTGCTGCCTGCCGCGCGCGCTCGGCCATCTTGAGCAGATCACCCTCCAATTCGCGGCTGTCACGAATCGGAACGGCAAGGTTCGCGGCCAAGAGCTTGCGCAGCGCCTCGCGGAACAGCGGCGGGAAATCCGCTTCGTCAGCCGCGTCAGATGCATATTCGAGCACGGCATCGCTCAGGTTGCAGTAGAGCACGCCGTCCTCGACAATGAACTTGGCCCACCATGCCGGGGGAGGCAGATCGAGCTGGTCGCGGTAATAGGTATCGGCGATGACTTGGCCCTGATTGGGCACCAGCCGCAGCGCCTGCCCGCAATCGCTCGGCAGCGCATAGGCATAGGCCCACTCGCTTTCGCGCTCATTCGTGGTCAGCAGGGCAAGGCTGGCGATCCGCTTCGTGAACTGCCACGAGTAATCATCGAGCAGCACGGCAAGGCAATGCGGGTAATACCGCGCGCACATGCTGGCCTCGACGGTATCCTCGGCAATGTCGGCGATTGCGGGCGCTCTGATATCGCCAAGCGCAAGGTTGCAGATGTCAACTGAGACGGCCATGCCAGCGGTTTATACCGAGCAGCGCGGGGTTGAATCGAGCAGTCTATCGGCCAACGCGTCTTCGTTTGATGGTCTTATAGGTCGAGCCGCTGCCGCTGCCGCCCGCACCATCATTTTCGGTGTAGCCTTCTATCCAATAGTCAGGCTCGGTATAGGGCTCCACACCTTATTCCCACCCATAGGCAGGCTGCCAGACGAAGTTGATCGTCTGCGAGGCGGTGGCAGTGCCGACAATGAACTTGCCAACCAGTGCCACAAACTCACCCGGATTGACGAAAATCGGCGCGTCACCGAAGTCCGCGAACAGATCGCCGTTTTGCGGACCCTGCCCGATTGCGGCCCCAACTGCCCAAGTCATGATGCCGAGCGCAACGCGGCGCGGAGCCTTGGTTGTCGCACCTTCAGCAGTCGCCAACGAAACCGCCGTGTGTCCGAATGCCAGGCTGAATTGAATGGTGGTCGCCGTGGTCGCCACCGCCGCGCCAGTATTGACTGCGCTAAGCTGAACGCCGCGAATGACTAGCCTGCGCCCTTGCACGTTCACCGTGCCTGCCGGAACCTGATAGCTGCCCCAAATACCGTCAGTCGCAGCCGCAGCGGCAGCGGTGACCAAGCCCTGCCCACCAAGACCGGCAGGAAGGTTGGCAGTCAGTGCCGTGTTGGAAGGTGCAGCAGCGGTCGGGTTGGTTGAGTTGGGGTAAGTTGCCAGCGACCCCATAGTCCCGCCTGAAAGGCCCTGATACGAACCGTAAATGCGCTGGCCCATGACCGAAGCCGTGGTCGCAAGCTGTGGCCCGCCGAGCGAGATGGTGTAATCGTTGAGGACAAACGACAGCGCCGATCCCGCCGCACCGCCCGTAATGGCATGGCGCAGAGAGAAGGGAAGCGCGGCAGACATGCAGGGCTGTCCTTGCCCGGCAGGGGTTTCAATCGAGCCGTGGAGAACACCGTCAATCCAGAACTCTACTTCGCGCTCATGGAAAGCGATGATGAACTGGTATTTCTGGTTATTGATATAAGTGAAGGCCGAAAGCGAAACGGTCGTTTCCGTGCCGTTCGAGTTGATAACGCCAATCAGCCCGCTTGAGTTGAGGCGGAAATACACCCCGTCAGTCGGGGCATAGGGGTTGGCCGCACCCCGAAGAAACAGGCCGAAGTCAACGATTGTGTTGGTCGTCGGCTGCGCGGTGAATGAGCCTTCGATCTCGCAATAGGTCTGCGCCGACCCCAAAAGCGGGAACATGGCGTAGGTGCCGAAGTTCACGCCGGTTGTGATGGTGGTGATGTTGCCGCTATTCGTGGTCAAGCCCGCAGCCGTAAAGCTGACGCTCATTGTTGCGTTGGCAAAGGTGTGCTTGCCAGTGTTCTGCGCACCGTAGTTGAACGTCTCGGTCTCAAGGACCGTTTCCTGCGCGACCCGAAGGCGGTAGTCGTCATCGGTTTCAGGGCTGACCAGATAGGCCGTTCCCGACGCGGCGCCGGTGTCATTCTCGGACACCATGCGCACCGCGCCAACCTGTGCAGGATTGGCCCCCGTATCAAGGTTGACCTTGAGCCGGTTGGTGGCGTCAACTTCCGCGCCGTTCGTGCTGACAATGCCCTCAATAACGGCCATGTCTTACGCTCCCACTTGATAATTGAATTTGATGTTGCCCTTGACCCGCCGAGGCGAGGACCAATAGGCTGTGATCGTATCCGCCGCCGTGACCGAAGCGGTTGCGCTTACCTGGTCCATCTCGGCTTCATCGGCGCGCGTTCCCTTGCCAGTGTAAGGACCAACCGCCTGCTGGATCATGACCGGCTTGCCGATGGTCAAACCACTGCCGCTGATCGTGAACTTGCCGGATCGCTTGGCCGAACTGCCGAGATTGGCTTCATGCGACAGGAAGGCATGCCCGTGCCCAACCTCAGCCTTGTCATTGTTCAGGTTCTCGAAGTTGGCATCGACTTCCGTATGAGTCAGCGGCGAGCCTTTGCCAGCCCTCGTCGTGATCGTCGTCACGCCTCAGCCTTCCAGCACCTTGGCGAACTTGGCCTGCGCATCGGTGATCTGCTTGCGCGCGGCATCGGCCTTAGCTTCAATCGCAGCAAGCTCGGCCTGCGCAGCGGCAACCTTGGCTTCGGCTTCAGCAACCTTGCCGTTAGCCTCATCGACCAGGCGCTTGGCTTCCCCGCGAGCAGCGTCGATCGCAATTCGGGCATCATGATCGGCGCGCTTCGAAGCAGCAACGCTCTCATCGCGGGCCTGTTGCGCCTCGGCTTCAAGTTCCGCCGCATTGCCTTGCGCCGCCTCCAGCGCCTTCTTGCCGTCAGCCTTGGCCTTCGCCAGTGCGGCCTTTGCGTCTTCAATCTCGGCGTCCAGTCCGCTCAGCAGCGACTGCTTTTCCGCAACGGCGCGCTCGGCACCGCTCAGCGTTTCAGCAGTTGCAGCCAGATCAATCACGGCCTGCATGAAGGGCGCGAACCGCTGCACCTGCGCAATGGCTTCCTTAAGGTCAGGCACTGTTGTTTCTCCGGTGATATATCTTCACTGAGATCGAGGTCGTGCCGTCTCCGGCAGTGACGCGCGGGCGAAGATAGGGAACAGCTTCAAGGATCGCTTTCAGACCGGCAGCGGTGAAGCTGATCGCGGTCGAGGTCGGATCTTTGAGTTGGAACCAGTTGGTCGCATCAAGCGAGCCTTCAACAATGACAGTGCCGCCAGCGCCGAACGTGCCGGTAACTTGCACCACGCGGTCGCCAGCGCCCACGAAGGTTGCGCTGCTGCCGTCCGCGTTGGTCGTGGTCAGCGGGGTCCAGGTCTCGAATACGCCTTCGGTGAAGCCGTCAGTGCGCGTGCCTTGAACAGTTGCCATCAGTCATCCCCGTAGAGAATTTTCGCAGCGTCAGAGGCCTTGCCCTGCGCCGTCATTGCGAGATCAGTCAGCTGCACCGAAACGGTCACGCCCTTACCGTCAGCCTCAAGGCATTCACCCGAGCGGTTGACGATCCCCACAGCCTGCACCGAAACCCGCGTGCCGACCGGCATGGTTTTCGTGATCCCCAGCGCTTCGCACTGGTCGTCATCGAGGTTGATCTGCAGCCCATAGCCGTAGCGGTTATAGTCACAGCACAGATCGCCGGTCTCATCTTCCCGCTTCATGCTTACCAGCTTGGGCATTTATTCCTCCGAGGCTGCTGCCTTCTTGGTTTCGCTCTTGGCTGGGGCAGCGACTGCCTCCATCCACGAACCAACCGGATAGCCTGCCGGGACAACGCAGCCCGGCTCGATCACTTCCTCGCAAAAGCCACGGGCGACGGCGACATGAGTGCCGTCGCCCGTGATGTTTGCAGCGGGCGCTTCCTTCAAGGTGGAGGCGTCCTTTGCGCCGGACATTAGGCGTCAGACGTCTGGCGCGAGGCGACCACACCGGCCCAGACCTTGCCGGTCGTCGGCGCGCTTCCGGTCACGGTGTAGCGAATGCGAACGTAGCGCAGGTTCGTGCCTTCCGGGAACTCAGCCGGGAAGCTCAGTCGCTTGCCCAGCGTCAGTTCGGCCAGCAGGTAAGTGCGGGTCGCAACTTCAACCGGCGAGGTGAACGCCGCATCGGTTGCCACCTGCACTGCGATCGCAAGGCTGGTGAGGTTGTTGAATGCCTCGGTAACTTCGACCAGCAGCGGAATTTGGCCGCTCTTGCCGATGTCGCGAGACAGCGCGACCGAGGAGCCAGCCGGGGTGCCGGTTGCGCCCAGATCGACCACATTGGTCGAAGCGGCGGTCGCGGTAATGGCCTGGCTGTCGCTGAACAGGGTAGTGGCGTCGGTGATCATGGAACAGGTTCCTTCTTGCAGGCCGTTACGAAACGAGGGTTTCGGTGTTGAGCAGCGCGTCGGTCTTGCGGATCGGCATGCCGCGATAGGTCATGACCTCCCGGCCTTCGAGCTCCATCGGAGTGAGGCGGAACGCGGTGTTCGAGTTGTTGGTCGAAAGCGCGTCGAGGGCTTCGTAGACGTCCGCGTTGCAGTAGATCACGGTGCGGCCCACACCGGCAGCTTCTGGATCTTTGTAGTCCTTGGCGAACCGGACCTGACGCAGCTTGTGGTAAGCCTTGCGCATCAGGGCATAGAGATCGACCGAACCGGCCTGCATGTTCGACACGTCGATGTTGCAGATGCGGGCATTGGTGCGCCAGTCGCGGACCGCAATGCCCAGATGCCAGCGGAACAATTCTTCCATGACATAGTAGGCATTGCCGCTGCCGTCGAGAACGCGCTGTTCGCCCTTGTCCTCACGCTGCAGACCGGCCGGCAGACCCTTGGGAGTCAGCAGCGTGGTCGAGCGATCGCTGTGCGTGACGAACCAGATCGAAGTATTGTCCGCACCGGCGCCACCGCCGTTCACGACCTGCGACGACGAACCAGCGCCGGTCAGTGCCGAATAGCGGGTTGCAAGGCCGTCGAACTTTTTGGGGTCGGTCTTGCTGTTGCCGTAGAAGCAGGTGCTTTCCGCTTCCTGAATCATCGCTTCCATGAAGGCTTCGGCTTCCGAAAGGCGGGTCGCAGCCGGATTGTCGGCGATGTCGAGCAGACGCTTGTCAACGGTCGAGAGACCTTCCACGAAACCCGTGGTGTCATCGACCTGCTGCGTGGTGGACTTGCTCTGCGGCACACCGGCATAGAGCTGGCCCCAGGCAACCGAGGGCAGGCCGGTGCGAATGCCGTGGCGATGCTTCGTGCCCATGTTGCACGAGGTAACGACCGCATCCTGCACGAACGGCGAAAGCTTGTGCAGCATTTCGACAACGGTGGCACCCTCAGGGTTACCTTCCGCGCGCATCACGTCAATCAGGTTGAGAAAAGTCGAGCCGATGGTAGCCATGACTACTAATCCTTCTTAGTCATTGAGGGATAAAGGATTTCCTCACGGCTTTTGGTCGGCGTCATGCCGCCACCACGGGGAAATTCGTTGTCTTCGGAAACGCGCGTCCCGAAGCGGGCAAATGCGCGGATCATCTCGGGGTGATTGCCGAGGCCGGACTCATTGAGGAACTTGCGGAACTCGCTGTCCTTGCCGAACCCGACCATATCGAGCGCCTTGGCTGCGGAAACGATCGTATCGTCCCACTTCTCGCCGCCGATTTCGGGGTCAGCCTTGGCCGAGGTCAGCCAGTTCGCGCGCTCTGCATTGATCAGTTCGGCCTGAGCCTGCTGCGCTGCATTGAGAACATTGGTCGTATGCGCTTCCAGCACCGGGACCAGCGATTGCGCCTGCTCATTCGTCAGGCCGAGATCTTTGAGGATCGGGGTTGCCGCTTCGAGCGTGGCGGTGTCAGCAACGAAACCTTCCGAGAAGGTCAGTTCATAGGCTTCGGGAACCTCGGCCTTCGCCGCTTCCTCGCCTTCCTTGGCGCCCTCGCCATTGGCCTGCGCCTGGTCGTCGCCCTCAGCTGTGGAACCGTCATCACCTTCGACACCAGCGCCGCCAAGGGCAGTGCCCTGATCGTCGCTAGCGGCTGCGGTGTCCGGCGCATCATTCGCCGCTACCGTCTCCGCTGAGGTCTCCGTAGATGTCGCTTCGTCTGCCAAGGGCTTTCTCCTTGGCGCTCGATTGCGCTACGCTCAGAAAGATTTGAATCGAGGTCGCAACAGGAAGGCCATCAGGGCTTGGAACTGGCTGCACAGCTTCGATTTCCGCCAGCATATCCAGCACCAGCGAGCGTCGCCCTTCGATGAATTCCAGCGGCCTGCCATCACGGGGAGGGATCGAGAACACTCCGGCAGTTCGGATCTGGCGATAGAGGAAGGCAAGAAAGCGCTTGTCATCGAGCAGACCGCGCAGATCTTCCTTTTCGGTTTCGGTCATACGCCGGCAGGCATCCCGCCGCCCATCGCAGCCACGTTTGCCAGCGCTTCGGTCCCGTCCTTTGCGGCAGGCATCATCGAGGCAAGTTGCGCCATCTGCTGCTGCTGGGCACGGGCTTCGCGCAGTTGCTTCACTTCCTGCTCGCCGCGCAGGATCTTCGGAGGCGCACCGGCCCGGTCGAGATATTCGTCGATCATGACGTCCATGTCGATCTTGTCCGCAGCCGAGGGATCGACGCCCATCGCGGCCTGCACGAAGGCGAACGACTTCTCGATCTGGCCAAGCCCGACCATGCGCTGCATCTGGGCCAGCACCGAAACGAAATCGACCTTGACCGCTTGACCTTGCAGGCTTTCAGGTGCGGGCGGGAACATGCCCTTGCGCGACATGATGCCCCATGTGCGATCAACAACCACTTCGAGTTGTTCGGTATTGACGCGCTCGATCACCGGGCCAAGTTGGGTCAGCTTTTCCTCGTTGCGGCTCGCGATCTCCTCCATGTTGCGAGGCTGCACGCCCTGCATGTTGGTAATCGCCATGAACAGATCGGCATAGGTCAGCCGATCCACCGCATTCGAGCAGCGCTCCATGTCCTGCATGATTGCCTGGATAGACTGATAGGGCACCTGAAACGGCACACCCACCGCCTTTGCATCGCTTTCGCTGGCTGCAACCACGTTGCCAGCCTGCCCGGTCAGTTTCACCGCGGCAGGAGCGATCTTCTCCGGCTTGACCATGAAGGCCGTCGCTTCGGTCTTGCGCTTGGTCTGGATCTGCAACTCGCGCATGTCCGGCAGGCTGTCATGGCCGGGGCAAGTCCCATAGGCATCGCCCCCAGTGACTTCCCAGCGCGGCGCCCAGAACGCTTGCTCCTCCATGCCAGAGAGGCGCAGATAGCCGTTCACCTTGTCGCCGTCCTCGGTGTCCCAATAGAACGAACGCCACGGCTTGTTCGGCCCATCGATCTTGGTCACATCGCGGCCGTCATTCGGCTCGATCGCGTGAATGACCTGGCACACTTCCTCGTACTGCGAATTTTGGTAGCAGTTCTGGACCCGCGTGCTCAGCCGCTCCCACGGGAACATCTGCACCATCTGCGAGACGGTCAGCGGCACGCGGCGATAAAGCGTATCAGGCTCAGCCCTGTCGCCGCAGCCGATCCAGTATTCACCCGCCGTCAGTTGATGACAGACCGCGCCAACTTGGTCGTGATCGACCATGACGCAAGCGCTGGTTCCGAACATGCCGAGCTCGGCATAGCCAGTGCGGACCGAAGTGTAGAAATTCGTGCCCGCAAGAAACGCATACATGCGCCGCTCGCACTCAGCCAGCCACTCGGCAATCGAGTTGTCCCCTTCCAGATCGCTGTCATAAGGCTTGAGGCGGAACCACGGACGTGAGGGCGAGGACAAGCCGCTGGTCATCCCGCCCGCCAAGGTGCGGAAGCTCAGGATCCCATGCGAATTGTAAACCGCCTTGTTCGAGCGCTTGAACTGGCGGCTCGACTCGGCTTGCAGGAAGCGCGACCGCGAAGGCTGGGCATAGCGGGCAATCTCGCGCCATTCCTCCTCGTAAGGAATACGGACCTTTTTCAGCCCTTCGAGCCTGCGCTCAGATTTCTCGCGGATGGTCTGGGCCATTATCCGCCCAGCACGGTTGTCGTCGATGGGCCGCTGCTCAGCCCCAGCGAGCCGGTGAACGCAGATTGCGCCAAGGCACGACGACGACGCGCGACATCATCGGTGATGTCCTTCGTGTTCGCCATGTCCGGCAGCTTCATCGCCTGCCGTTCCGCGGGAGGGGTGATCTTCGGGCCGCTCATGCACATGCGGGCTGGTTACGCGCGGGGCGTGGGCGGTTGAATCGAGGGAGACCATCGAGCCTTCGAGTGTGATGTCGCCGATTTTGATAAAGCACTTCTCACCCATCACCCAACTCCGCATAGAGATCATCGGCATTCCGGGCGCGGTTCGTTACCAGCGCGTCCCAATCCTCAGCCTTGACCGTTGCAATGTTCGCCATGCAGCACGCATCGCCGTCATCGGGCGAATGGCCGAGTTCCTTTTTCTGCTGCTCTTTCGGCATGATCCAGATCCCTTCCTTGCGCAACTGCCATTTGTAGCTGGCAAGGTCTGACTTGAGCCGCGGATCGGGAGGCAGCGCGACCGGGGCCGGGTTTTCAGGATCGAGCGCCTCCCGCATGCGCCAGATCACTTCGGCCCGGAAGTTCGCAAACTTGAGCCGCCCGTCCTTCGTGCTTTCCAGCGACCCGCGCGAGAAATTGATCGGGACTGTCTGCACCTCGTTTTCGGTCAGGAAGTTCACGCATGAAAGCCCCCAGCCGATGACGTCTGCATGCACGACCGCGCGGTCCTTGCGGTTCATGATCACATGACCGGCAGCAATCGGGCCAGCGCGTTCTTGCGGGATTTCTCGCCCCGGAATGCGGATAGGCGGGGCAAACCAGGTGCCGTGCCTGCGATAAATCGTCATGTTGTCTGCGCCGCCAGCAGCAGGGTCAACACCCATGCTGTCCATCGGCTCCAGCTTCTCAGGCTCGCTCCAGCGCTTCATGGCCGCGTCGATCCACGACGATGGGATGACCTGCCACGGATCATCCTCGACACCTGCGGAAAAGTCGCCGTCGAGCATCTGCGATCGCAGCGGCTCGGGCAAACTTTGCAGGGTCTGGATATAGCCCGAGCGGACGTAAAAATAGTTATCGGTCACTCGCGACGGGATGAACGTGCGCGACCGGGGAATGATGATCTTCTCAGGCGAAAACTCGCCCGGATCGAAGTCATAGACCGGCTCGCCGCGGAACAGCACGAATTCGCGCTCATCGGGGCATTCCATGTCCTGTCCCTTGATCGTCGTGAACCAGCGCAGTTCGCCGGGTTTGGCGGGATTGCGATGATCAGGATCGAGCCACGGCGCGAAATACCGGATCACCCAGCGCCCTTCGGTGGTTGTCGGCGGGTTGAACGTCATCAGCACGCGGCACCGCTGCTCGGGATCGTTCGAGCGTGTCCAGCCCATTGTGAAGCGGACTTGCATCTCACGCTGTTCGGTCACTTCGTCATAGGCTTTGAGGTCGTGCGGGCGCCCCTGCCATTTCTGGTGATCGGTCGGATTGTCTAGACCCGCGAATTCAATCAACCGCTCGCCGACGCGCCAGGCCGACTTTTGTGAATTGTAACCGTCAGTCGAGCCAAGGATCTCGGTCATACGCTGAACGATGCCCTCGGTCTGCGCCTTCTCGCGGCGGAACACGGCGCTCCGGTTGTGCTCGGTCAGAGCAAGGCCAGCGATCAGGTCAGACTTGCCGCCACCAGCAGCCCCACCATAGCCCGTCACAAACGCCAGACTGTCAGCCGCCTCACTTTGCCGGCCGACCTGAGCGCGCCAGATATGCTTGGCAAGGTCCGCTTCGAGCAGCGCATCGATCTCGGCCTTTAGTTCGGGCGGTGCGGCTGCATACAGCCTCTCCCACTCAGCCGGGTTCGTCGGCAGGCTCATCACCTTCCCCCGTCATCGAAGCGAGCTGAGCCGATATCGCCGCAAGCCGCGTGAACTTCGAGACGTCATCAAGCTCCAGCTTCTCGCCTTCGTGGTTCGCGTGCTTGATCATCGCCGCTTCACCGAAGATCTTCGGGCGCATCTTGCCAAGGAACCAGCGGTTGGCGTCGAACGCTAGCCGCCCCTTCTGCGGGTCTTCAGCCTTCTCGGCGTTCAGCACGGCATTCTCAGCACGAACCTGATAGCCGAGGTCCCGCGCGCGCGTAATCGCCGCACCAAGTTCGGTGTCCTGCTCAGCCTCCCATCGGTTCATGGTGTCGATGCTGGGCATCCTCGGCTCTGCTGCGATCTCGGTCAGCGTCCTGCCCTCTCGCATGAAATTGAGCATTTCCTCGATCTGATCGTCAGCCCATTTCGGATGAGGCGGCATCAAACCAACCCCTTCCGATAAAGCTTCCGATCCGTGACACACTGCTGCGATCGCGTCCCCCTGGGCACATGCGGCTTCAGCGTTTTCATCGCCGGATGCTTTGCGGTCCATTTGCCTGTTGCCACGATCATGACCTCACGAAACCTCTGATAGCGTTTGACGACGATCAGCCCCTTGGCTTCGAGCCGGGCGACAGCATGGGGCGATGAGGACGCTGACTCGTAACCAGCGACCTCGTTGAGATCGAGATAGTTCGGACAGACCTCGTTTGCTTCCGCAGCTCGGCATAGTTCGAGGTAGATAGCCCGGTCATAGCTCGACAATGAATCGACCTGTGCGCGGATTGCGGCAGCGGGGTCAGGCATGGGTGGCCTCCGCAGTTCTAGTTGCTGCTAGATGCTGCTTGCGCGCGCGAGGCTTAGAAACATGCTGCCAATAGAGGAAAATGGGGAATTTCACTTTGTCCTCACACGCGCAAGCAGCAACTGACAGCAACTGGCGCGATTTCTCGGCAGCAACTGACAGCAACTGGCAAATTCCGTTCATATTTCCTGCCCTTTCAATGAACGACGTAGAGCATCCTTCGCAGCAGCCCGGCGCCGCATTTCGCTGGCAGCGCGATCCTCGAACATGGAATGCACACGCGGATTGACCACCCAGCGTGGCGTGTTCGACCTCGGTTTCGGTTCGCCGCGCTCCAGCCAGCCGAACGCTTCCATCTTCTCCGCAATAAGGCGGAACTGATCGGCTGTGATATGGCGCAAGGTCTGACCGGCACTTTGGATGTCGCGCGCGCCAACTTCACCCATGCCCTTGGCGACAATGATCGAGGCCAGCGAGATCAGATCCTCATGACCCGCCGACATACCAAGAACGCCTGCATAGAACGCAATCGCGCTTGGGCGGATAAACTCGGCCATGAAATTCGCAACGCGCTCAGCAGTGTCCTCGCTGATTTGCTCAGGAAGCGCGCGATAGGCGCTGTCGATGCAGTGAAAGATCAGGCAGAGGCGGGCAAATATCCCGTCATACTTGCCGTAGTGTGCCGACAGTTTGGGCGAGACGCTTTCCAGCGCCATCGACAGTTCAAGATGCTCGCACTCAAGGCGGTCTCGGATAGCCCGCGCGCCGTCGCTGAAGTGCAGCAGGCGCTGCCCATGGTTGCGTAAGCCATAGAGATCGGCGATGAGATGGTCATAATCGACAGCAGCCTTATCCTGCGCCAAGTCCTGCCCGACTGTGGAGGGCTTGAGAACAACGGTGAGCATGCGCTGGAGCAAGCCATCGTCAACGCTCTCCGAGGCAAATTTACGCATCGGTTCTGGCTGAATGCCACCCAACAGTGAAACAGACAGGTTCGGGATCTGTTTAGCCCCACGCCCGATCCGGTTGAGGTTGTAGGTTCCGCCGTTGAAAGCCTTGAGCCAGAACGCGCGATCACCGCCGCCCTTGGTATTGTAACGGTCCATCGAGCCGAACCATCCGGAAAGTTCGTCCTGCTCCGACAAAACCCCATCTGGGCTATCCATCAGGAGTTCCTGCGCCGCCTCAGTGGTCGAATCCGACATGATCAGTCGCCGCTGCTTCGGCTTCGGTGTGGACTTCTTCTCATCCTTGTCGAGCGCCTCATATTCCTCGCATTGCTGGAGGTATGAACGCATCAACTGGTTGTCGATTGATCGCAGCGGGGCAATAGCAGCCTTGAAAACTGGCGTTTTCTTGCGGCTTGGCGGGCCGACCAGTGCCACCCAAAGCCGGGCATGTTCGCGCCAGGTCGGATCGTTGCGCTTGACCTGCAATTCGATGCAGTCAGGGATCGCAGCGCCGCAAACTGCAAGCGCGGCCATCGCCATTCCGGCAGGGTCAGCCCCCATGATCGCAGCCTGCCGCCGCGCAAACATCTCGATGCCAAGCGGCAAGCATTCGGTCGGCAGCTCAGGCTCCTCATAGCGGGACCACAAATCGACTGGCTCAGGCCAACGATCTTCGATGTTTTCGCTGACTAGGTGCAACTCGAAGGGCTCATAGTCCGGCGCATCTTCCGCCCACTCCGGCAATTCATCCGGCAGCGGGGCCTCGCTCATCCAGTCTGGCGGCGTGAATTCCTTTGGATAGACCACATTGCCATGTGCGGCGCGTTTCTCGGCATGGAGCGCCCGGAAAGCGGCCTTGTGGTCGCCGCCGTGCTTGAAATGGACGTAGAGGTCGTAAGCATCGCCGTAGCAGCCAGCGGCGCACTGTGAGCCAAGCCGCGCGCCTGTATCGCTGGCGCTGAGCGAAACCCATTTGCTGCCGATGATCCGGGTTGCGTAGGTTTCGCCGGTCTGGTGGGGGGAACGCCAATCCTCGGCGCTGCGGGGCGATTGCTCATAGCCGCAGATTTCCAGCATGGTCGCCACGCTGTTTTCGGCGTTGAAGTCCTCAATGAGGGAAGCGCCTTCACCGCGCGGCATGGTGGCGCGCTTGCGTTCGGCCTCGGCGCGGATCAGTTCGCGGGCCTTTTCGTCCTCAAGGCGCTGGTGGCGCAGGGTGGCAAGGGCGGCTGCGGCAGGACCAGTGGTCAGATCCAGACCGGGCTTGTCGATGCCGCTGTGCAGGCGCTGGAAATAGAGCGGTTCGCCGTCCGCGCCGCGCAAGGGCGTTTCGGACTTGGCATGGACGGCGGGAACGTTGGGCAGATAGACAGGCTGGGCAGACCGGGCCAGCGCATAGTCGCACTCGATCCCCCGGCTTTCAAGGAAGGCATAGAACGCCAGCTGGGCGTCATACCATGCCTCGAACGGCTGCTCCTGTTCCAGCGGCAGGATAACCCGCCAGCGCATATCGCCGGGGCGCGCATGGGGGCTGCTGTAGATCACCCAGGCCGCACCGTTTGCGAAGGCTTCGACGGCGCTGCGCATATCGGCAAGGCTGTGGTCGCCGCTGTCAACGTCGGCAGTCAGGGCGACAAAGCGGCCATTGGCGCGCTGCTGGGCATGTTCCCGCGCGTCATAGTCGTGATAGGTGGACGGGATCATGGCCAGACCCGCGCCCTTGGGCTTGTCACCGGGCTTGACGGTGAAGACCTTGGCAAGTTCCTGGGTCGGATAATCCTCGCCGGTTGACAGGCGGGTATCATACATTCCCCGGAACCAGACGAAGCGGCGGGTCTGCCATGCTCGCGGTGCGGGGGTGGTTGTCGGGTCGGTGTCAATCACAGCCACCCATCCTTCTTCAAGATTTCCAGTTTGGCGGCGCGTTCGATCGGATCGGGTTCGCGCAGGGCCATTGCGACCAGCGCGGCGTTGAGAGCGCCGCGAAAGTCCTTTGCGGTGTCGCGGCGGGGGGAAATAAGAGGCGCGGTCATGCGGCGTGCTCGAAAAGCGGGCCACTGGTTGCGCGCGAAGCAGCAGCAGGATTGATCCAGAGAACTTCTGTTCTCGGCGATGCGCCATCGGCCAGCGCCTTGCGCTCGACCCGATGCCAATCATGCAGCAATTCGTCGTAAAGGCCGCTCGGATACCCGGAGAGAACGACCATGCCAGTAAGGCTGCGCAAGAATGTCAGCAATTCGGCGTGTTCATCGTCTGAAAGCTCGACCGCATAATCCTTCGATAGATCGGCGCGCGTCTCGAACAGATAGGGCGGGTCCACATAGTGCAAAGTCGTCGCAGCGTCGTGCTGAGTCATGACGGCCTTTGCATCGCGATTTTCGACCGTCACTCCGCGCAACCGTTCAATCAGTAGTACAAGACTATCTGGGTAATTCACCCAATCGTGCGCCGGCGTAGTGCCGCTGCGATTGCTGTTTGCCCGGAAGCCAGTGGCGCGATTATGACCGTTGCTTCCAAATCCCATGAACGAGCGGATGACCAAACGACGGGCCTGCTCTACCGGGTCTTCGCACTCGCCATAGGCTCCTACAAACTCTTCGCGGGCGAACGGGGTCAACCGCAAAGCTTGCACCAGTTCGTCATCCCTGTCCGAACGAAGGACGCGAAAGAAATTGACGACCGTCTTGTCTAAGTCGTTGTAAATTTCTGCATAGGAAACTGGCTTGCGGATCAGGACCGACATGGCCCCGCCGAACGGTTCGACATAGACCTGATGCTTGGGGAAATGACTGATGATCCAAGGGGCAAGAAGCCACTTGCCACCATGCCAGCGCAAAGCGGGGCGGAAGGGCGCGCTCATTGCACCGCCCCCCGGATCGGCGCGCCAAGCGACTTGAGCCACAGGAGCGCGGTCTTGGCGGAATAGAAGCAGCCGACATTATGGCCCTTGGCGTGAACGCTGTTGCCCCATTCGATCTGGGCCTGTGACAGCTTTCCGGGCCGACCGTTCTTGTCGAAGCCCTTGAACTCGACATAGGCCATCGCGACGGGGTTATCCGGGTTTGTGCTTTCCCGGTGATCCCAAAGCACGGTCACATCAAAAACGCCGGGTGTCAGGCCGAGCCGCTTGGCATCGCGCTGGGCCTTGATCCCGCGCTTGCCGTCATTGGCGTTTGAGTATGCCTTTATCTGCGGCTGCTGCGTCTTGCGAATGAACGCCACAAAAGCCGCCTGCCGCTCGATCTCCGGCCATAGACGCGGATCACCATTTGCCCTGCCCGGCTGCTCGACAACAAAGTGCGGGGTCGCAACCAGCGGGCTTTCCAGATCCGCGAAGTTCATGCTGCTTGCTCCCGCGCAATGCGTTCCATGAGCCGCACGTCCAGCCGAGCCAGCAGACGGTCATAGTCGGCGGGCTTCCCGCCACAGTGCGACCGCGCAATGCTT